CTTAGAAAGACTTTATCTTTCAGTACAATTTTATCTTGTGAAATTGTAGCCCCAATGAAGCCTATCTTCACTTTAGATAACATGTGTATCTGCCACGGCCTTTTCAGTACCAGCCCTAAAGAGTTGATATGCTGCTCTGCAAGCTCCAAAATCTTTCTGAGCTTACGCTTGTTAGCGTGAAAGATTAGCATATCGTCGTTGTACCTGATGTAGTATTTGGCCCCGCTGGCTTTGATTAAATTGTCTAAGCTGGTCAGTAAAATGTTGGCAAACCAAGGGCTTGTATATAGCCCGATTGGAGCACCACGCTTAATTCTGCTGCCATCCGGACGAACAATCTTATTAGCCCTTAGTATCCTTGCAAACAGCACCAGCACACGCTTATCACGCACTATGCGCCGTATTGCATGAAAGACTTTTGACGGCTTTATGCTGTTGAAGAATTTCCGTATATCCAGAACAGCAAAATACTTTGTGTTCTTTCTGTCAGCCTTAGCTTTACGAATATACTTCACAGCATACTCAACACCCCGGCCAGGAATGCTAGCGCATGAGTATCGGTAAAATCTTCTTTGAAAAATCGGAGCACAGATATTTAGTATCGCGTGATGTACAATCTGCTCGTTTACAAAATCCGGACAGACTATCTCGCGCTTTTTCTGCTGGATGCCATCATTGATTACTTTGACATTATGGATTGCATTAGGCCTCCATGTGCCGCCTTGCAATTGCTCCAGCAATTTATCTGCTACCATTTCTTCATTAGCTAGTACCTGCTGTACTACACGCTTCTTGCGCTTTCCTCTAGCAGCTTTGTGGATAGCTAAAAGGATGTTTTCTTTTGTACATATCTTATCAAACAAGTTATTTACAGTATTCATCTGTCTTTATCGCCTCACGAATATTCGGTATCCCTACTAATCCGTGCTTTTTACGGCTTAATTTTCCCCTTTTTGGTGTGGAAGAGTACGGGCATTAATTTTATAAAGATTAGAGGCCCCGATGTTCCAATTCGCGTTAGACGGGGCATTGTTCACGTTGAAGCAGAACAGGCCGGAGGCCGTCCCGTTATCCACATTGCCACTAGAAATCAGAGCACACGCCCATACAGTCCCTATATAGTTTTACTTTTATTCGTTAGTTAGTGGTCTTGGCTAATTCAAGGGAGAGGTTTCTCCCTTGAACCCTCTCTAAAAGCTCTTAAAAGACAAAGAGGCCCCGAAGCTCCAAACCGCGAAAGACGGGGCATGGTCCACGCAGAAGCAGAACAGGCCGGAGGCCGTCCCGTAAGCCACAAGGCCACCAGAAAGCAGAGCACACACTCCGCCAGCGCTCCAGCCACCATCACAGTAATATGTGGAAGCAGAACCGCCAGCCGTACCAGTATCGCCTTTATACTTAGTGAGAGCCGTCGGTATAGCAAAGCCATATTTGCTATTAGCCACGTCAACAAAATAGCTACCGCTCATTGCCGGTACTGTTATGCCGGTATTGATATAGCCATCAGCGGTGCTGTTGTAATTCTGCACTGTTGAGCCGTCGACGATACTCTTTGTCATTTTCACAAAGACTTTATAGTCTTTTGTGAGCAAACCTACGCAACGGCGCCATCTATGCCCCCACCAGTTTTCCATCCCGAAAAACTTCGTGGCGTAGGCAGAGGTTGTGTAGTGTCCGAAGAACATCCCCTTCTTGTTTGCCGTGCCGATATTGTGCGTCAATGCAGATGTACTGCTGCCGCAGTTATAGCCAATCGCCATTGCACAATTCAGCCTGCCCATGACCATAATGCCCAGCATGGCAACTAAATTCTCATCGGCCCAGCAGGTAATGTTCCAGCCAGTGCCATTTGCCTTGGCATAGGTCATCTCCTGGTCCATGGTGGTGCTTGCCGTGGGCTTTGCCCCGCTAGTACCATCTGTACCGGTAGACAAAGACCTCATAACATTGTTTACTACCCTGCCTTCATAAATTGGCATATACCAATGTTCGCCGTATGTGCCGTCGTCCTTCTTTGCAGAGTAGCACTCATAGCTATCATCCAGCTTCTCGGAGCAGTAGTAGATATAATGCTTAGTGCCAATGGTTTCATTCTTAGTAAATACCGGGCTCCACTCCATCATTGCATTACCGTCGTAATTCACATCAGAAATATCCGTAGTAGGGGAGCCATCGGCTTTCTGATTGTAATTATTAGGGTTGAGATAGTAGTCTACAGTGCCGTTGTTGCGTAACATACAAGGCTTCGGCATAAACTGCGCATTTTCCCAGTCGCCCCAATCCAGTACATTTTTCTCGACATCGGTATCGAAAATCATCTTGATTGGCCGGTAGCCCTGGTTATCATATCCATCTACATTGTGCACGCAAGTAGACTCAACACCATCTTCTCTGTCAATCCATATCGCGTAGTGCCAAAAGCCAAACTTGTTGAGCAGGTGATAGCTAGTGTTACCGCCAGCAGACACAGGAAACGCCCGATAATACCATTTATCTGCGTCAGCCTGTGTGTCAGTGTACGGATTTGTTTTATACTTGTCACGCTCGGTAGTCGTAACTACAGTCGTACCATCACTTGGAGACTCTGGATAAGCCCCCTGCTTTTTTACAATTACAGTTTTGGCCCACTGTGCGTAGACATCTTTCGGCTCCTCCCACCATAGTTTCACTGTGTTGCCAGTCTTTTCAATACGGCGTTTTCTGCACCAGCCCATTGTTGTCTCTCCGGCTTCAACAACAATATCTTCTTTTGTGCCGTCAGCATACAAAATACTAATAGCATCATCATTTTTAGTGACATGAGCCACCGTGTTTTTTGCTATCTCACCGCCCAAGGTGTCTGCATAAATTTCATTAGCGCATACCTGTTTCCATTTCAATTCTGGTGTGCCTATCTGGCCAGCCCCATTCTCCCAGGGTGCAATACCTTTTCTTGCCATTTCATCGCTCCTCCTTAATTGTTATAAATCCATCTTTATTCAGCCTCAACAGATTGCTAAATGTAGGGTTCTCCGCAGGTACTAAATAACCTTGGTCGTTTAGTGTGAAAAAATCATCCATTGCGACTTTTATTTTTACCCACACATCGCTCGCATCCGGCAATGTCCCCGGTGAAGAATAACCTGTGCACTGATAGATATAGCCATCATTGTACACTACTACATCATTTGCGTTATACGCTTTATCTGCGTACCAGACGCCCGCTGCCCGCCCCATTACCATTGCTGCATAACCCACAGTTTCGTTTTTGCTGCTTTCAGCTAGTTTAGCCAGTTCTGCTATCTCGTCTACTCTGTTCCCTGCCTGCTGAGCGAATCCCAATGAATCGTTTGCGGAAGCAGCTGCTGCACTTGCAGAATCCGCAGCCAGTTTCGCATTTGCATTTATTCCTTTGATAATATCATCGGGGGTAAAATCCGCCCCCGCCGATACTTTTACAGCTCTACCGATGATTTCATTCAATTCCTGAATCAGCATAACTGCCCGGTCGTGCATTGCTTCTAATATTGCTAGGGGATACTTATCCCCTAGATCTACTGGCTGGCTTAGCTCTGTCTCTCGGTAGATAATAATTTTGTGCTTATCATCTACAACAGCTGGCCGTTCAGCTTCTGCCATTTCCTGCCCTGGAGGGTAGCCGGGGTAGTTGACTGTACTTGCTGTAGTATCAACATAGTAATCCTTAGTCAGTACCGTTGTTGAATCGCTGGCTATATCATACAGTGCCACCTTTACATCTTCAGCGGCAGCATATTTAAAGGAGAAAGGAAACACGGTGGTTTCCCCATCTCCCAGATATACAGCCTTAGTTTCTGCAGAAGGTATCATTTTTTATCAGCCCCTTTCCTTTTCTTCTTAGTTTTTACTGGTTTCTGAGGTATTTCTCTTTCTACCGGTTTTTTGTTCCAAATGGCAGACCACACGACATTAGACAGTGATTTATCATATCTGCCGTCTCCATCTGCTATATATTGCAGTGTAGTCATAACTGCACTAGCCATAGTATCCGTTATGCCAGTTTTGGCTGCACTTGCAGCTGTAGCCGTCTGTACAGCGCTCTTAGCAATATCTGCACCGGTAATCCTATGAGCTGGTTTCATATACTGTCGCTTCTCATCAAGTTTCTTTTTAGCCTCTGGTGTCATCTTGTCGTACTTGGCTTGGCGTTTTGCCTCCTGCTCGTCTATCCTAGCATTTCTTTCTTCCTGCTGAGCTGCCAGATTGAAAGTCTTGGTCAGCTTGTCAATAACTCCAACACTGATACTTCCAATGCTGGCGCCTCTGCCAAAATCAGTGCCTTCAAATACAAGATTGCTATAAAGACCTACAATATCTCTTAGTCCTACCAAAGAACCAGAGGCTGTAGATACAGTATTTTTTGCCAGCTGTACGAAAAATCTTTCTATTAAAGGTATTTCTTCTTTTATGTCATTTCCGTCACCGTCCTTTACTTTTCTATATTTATGGTCATCATCACTGCCATCACCCAGAAGGACCATCTTCAAAAGTGTGGCCATAGCACTTGTGAGCACAATTCTATAGAATACCGCTTTGGCAAAAGGCATCCACCTTTTATAATTCTGGCCACCCGCAATATCCTGTTTTGCAAACTTGCCCTTGTAATAAGCTGCTAAGATAGCATTCATTTGAGTGCTGAAGAAGCTATAGAAAGCAGTGAACAGCTTTAGAAATTCCCCGCCCTTCTGCACAGATGCCAAGTCTTTAGTTTGTCCAGAGCCGAAAACATTTCTAACTACAGCATCAGCATCTTGTATAGCTCTATGCTCTGCTTCTTTGATTATATCAGATTGACTCTTGAATGACCTTTCAGACAGTCGTTCTACTTCGCATGTTGCTTTAAAAAGACTTTTCTTCAAAGGCTCCAGCTCAATCTGCAGCTCCGCAATCCTTTTCCTTATTTCGTTTATCTCTTGTACAGTGCCTGGGCCAGCTTCCTGCTCGTAGGGGCTTCCTTCTGTCAGTCTCTGCTGTAGGATATACATTTCTTTTTTTGATTCAGATATTTGAATACGATATTCTTTTACAGCCTCCTGAGCTGCTTCTAAATCCGCTTTAGCCTCTTTCTCTTCCCACAATACTTCTTGATAACGGCTGGCAAAATTATCTTTATATGCTTTGCACCACAGAGGTTTAGAGAACATCAAATCCGTAAAGGTCAGTGCTGTATATGCGTGTTCTTTTAGCCAATCAGTAGCAGCATATCCAGCTTTGAAGATACCTGGCATTGTTCCTATGTCTCTATCCATGCTGTTAATGCGGTTAGTCATAAATATTGACTTCAGTAATAATTTATCATTCTCCTTTCTATGCTTCATATAGTCGCCTAAAGCCGTAACAGTTTCGGCAGCTCCGATGCGGTCCATCATCGGAAAAATATTTGTTACATTTTCTATCACTGGCCACAATCTATAGCCCATGATATTGATAGCAGCATTTCTTCGTAAGAAGCCAATAGTACTGCTAAAAATGCTTGAGCCCAAGTCGTTATCTGTAGGCATGGTTCGCCAGCAATCCACCACCCACTGATCAATAGCTCTTAGCGCATCATCTCCCAAAGTACCCCTGACCAGATCCTCAAACCCCTGGGCATGGGTTAGTCTGTAGGCATCTCTAGCAGCAATGCGGAATGTAATGTTTTTAATAACATCCTGCAAATGAGTTGGAATGACATTGAATTGCAGTAATAGCGGGCGCTCGATGTTTTTAGTGTCACTTCTACCTTTTGTAAAGTTGCGGCCAGTACCCAGCACTTGTGCACCACTCATATTTCTTTGAGTTACAGCATCCATCGCCTGTTGCTCCGCCTTGGTGCTCTTCATAGGATTGTAGGCTATAGGATAGTAGCCACCTCTCATTTTGATGGGCTGACCATCACACATCACAGTAAACGGAGTAGGCTCTACACCCTCCAGTGTTACGCCATTCAGCTCTTCTTCAACCTTTACTGTCTCTGGCCAGTAGCTGCCGATAAGATCCCAAATAGCTTGAACAACTTCCCAATCTTTTTTAGTCATATTGCGCTCTATAAAGGCTTGAGCCACATTGCCCATAACATCTAAGCCTTTATAAAGGCGGATGAAATTTACATCGTTACCCATGTTCAGCGCCATACAAATGACATTTTCCTTGCTGAGCATTTCTTCTCCGGCACCGGTACGCAGTCTATATTGCTGCTTGGAAAATTCCTGCTTTTCCTTACGGCTGTACACAGACATGATTTCCTGCAGTTTTTGAGTAGCTTCCGCGGTACGTCTGCCGTTTTCTCCAGCAGCCCTATCATAAAGCCCGTACAGGTACTTGTGTGCTACCGGCCCCAAAAGCCTAATCATTTCCTCTGGCTTCATGTGGGCCACCAGATACTTAGAGCCATACTTACTTAGGGTAGGGCCAATGCCTGGTATTTTCGCTAAATAATCGTTGTAACCCAGCCCGCCAATATTATCATTTACCTTCTTCTGTACTACATCCGGCAAATTAATCACATCGCCTTGTTCGTTAATGTCAAGGCGTATGTCATTCAGTACATCAGAGATAAGTTTGCCGTCAAAAGATTTTAGCTGGAATTTGTTTTTACCCGTTTTGTAGAGTACAGAAATAATATCTATGCAGGCTTCAAACTGCTTGGCCGTCAATGCTCTGTAGTCAGTAAAGCCAGGCTGATAGATAACATCCAAGGCACCTAGCATATCTTCCTTTACATCCAGACTACTTTTCAACTCCGCAAAGATTTCTGCCAGCTGGCGGCAGTCCTCTGGCCGTACAGGTTCCTTGCGTACAATTCTGCCGTTCTCGCTGGTAGGCCTGCCAATATCCTTCTGCCAATTCTTGTCCAGCTTCATATCAAAAGCAATCTTCTGTATCCAATACCTATGCTCAACAGGGATACGAACACTTTTTGCAGTCAACTGTTTTGCCACTTTGGCCAGAATTTTATTTACCTTTTCCCTGTTTTTCTCCGCAGCCTCAGCTAAAGCAGCAGAGGTAAATCTGGCTTCCTGCTGTATCATAGCCACATCCCAGCGCCCAGCCCGTACCATTTTATGCATCATTTCAGCAGCTCTTTTTTCACTGGCTACATAACGGCCGTAGTCGCAAGATTCGGATATAGGCTGATTGTGGAGCATGGAACGGGTAGTTTTCTTGATAATCTGCATCCGCCCCTTGAAGGCTTCTTCCAGAGTTTTGAGATTGCGCTTCCAAGCTGTAGCCTCTTTAGAAAATTCTTTCAAAGCCTTTTCTACATCAGCCTTTGTAGCCTGCTTAGCCAACCCCTCTATATCTCCTAATTCCTTTGCCGTCCAGCGGGTAGAGAACCGCAGCTTGTTGATAGCTTGGAGTAATTTCTTTACCTCCTTGTTATCCTTCTCGGCGGTAATATCTATATCATCTGGCAAGTTATTTACAGCTGCATTTACCTGATCCATAGCCTCCTTAGCCTTGGCATTAATCTTGTTAGCAGCCTTTTCCTTTTCCCGCAGTGCCTCGGCCTCAAAAGCCATCAGCTTCTTATGATATACAGTCTGCTCCATCATCTTGGAAAGCTGTTCCTCAGAAACATGCTCCTGCAAAATCTTCTTGTCCATTTCCTCTGCAAATTCCTTCATGTAGTTTTCCAGAGTATCCTCCAGGCTTCCATATTCTGCCAGCTCTGCATGATAGGCTTCAACAGTAGGGTACAGCCCAATTTCTACAACAGCATTATCATTGCCGGTTTCCTTGGCTACCTTTTGAGCGATATAAAGAGGCAGGGCTTCCAGATTTTTTCTAGTCTCCTCCCTCTCGTGTTCCAGAGCTTCCTGGTATTTCCGCTGGTGCTCTTCATCCAGGTCTTTCATCATAACCTTCATTAATTTTTCTTTGGCCTCCTCCTTGGCCTCCTGATACCACCTTGCATAGGTTTCCTGCTGAGTTTCGTTAAGAAGTTTCTCACCGCCTGCCTTGGCAATATCTTTATATCTATCATCCAAAGTCATAGCCTCTATTTCTTCATCACTGGCCAGCATTCGTGCCATGACTCTCTCTACCTTGGCATTGGCCCGTACACCTTCACCAGTAAAGGCAATGTAGATTGCGCTAAGGAATTGCTTGAACCGTCTAAACACGCTCTGTAAACCTCTGCTTGGCGCTGTACCGTGCTGTAAATACATTTCAAAACCGCGGGCAAATCTTTCATGAGCCCACTGGCGACGAATTTTATTGACAGTATCATAATCCCCTGCCTGCTCTGCTGCCAGCATATTGTTGGCCATCTGGCGAAATTCTTTAGCAAAAGGACTGCCCTTGAATTTCTTTTCGTCCCCTTCATGGTAGTTAGCCCACTCCATGATAGTATTCAAATCCGCCCGGCACTGATCATCCAGCTCTGCTAGCTTCTCCAGCTCCAGAAGATATACATGAGCCATTTCATGCATAAAGGTAGATTCATCTGCTTTCTCAAACAAAGAAACAATGTATTGACCATTAGCTGTAGTGCCGGTCTGGCCCTTGATTTCCTGATTGAATTTTTCGATTATAGAAACCGCTTTATCATCAAAGACAACATAGCACTTTCCCTCTTTTCCTTTGTACGATATGCCTTCCACGCCCGCATTTTTAAGCGCAAGACTGGTATTTTTTATATCATTGTCCAACGCAGCCGTTAATGCATTATATATCTGGCTACCTACAAAGCGTACAGAATTTGATTCTGCCAATACAGACATTACATTTTTCAGTTCTCTAGTATTTTCGATTTCCCTTTCTTGTTTCATGTGCTCCAGCTTATTTTGCTTAGAGTCAATATCTTTGGCATGACTAGCTTCAAATTGTGCTTTTTCTGCTTGCGCATAATCAACATCGCTAATCATTCTCTCTATCTGCTCTTCTGTATAGCCAACCCGTAACATTGACCTTTTGCTAGCTCTTAATCTAAAAGCAGGGATTTTGGTTTTATTGATAGCAACATCGAAAAATCTAACACATGCCTTGTAATCTAGTATGGATTGATTCAAAGCAGCCTCATCTTTGCTTGCAGATAGATTCCCCAATATTTTTTTTGCAAAGATTCGCTTCTGCTCATCAGAAAAGGTGTTGTAGATTGTTGTCACTGCCTGCTGGATTTTAGACGGCATCTTTTTGAATATAGTATCTTCGTCCATCATGCTATCCGATTCTGGTATATCAACTTTATAGCCAAATCCCTTTTTCCCAAGAATCTTTTTATATGCTTGTATTTCCTTTTTGTTACCAGCAAAATACAAGCCCCAGCCGTGCATATTGGCGCCTGAACCATTACCAACAGCCCCTAAGTCAAAGCTATCAAAATTGTACGGGCTTCCATGCCAAGCCATCTGATTGAAAGTCTCATTTTGAGCATTCGCCGGGATAGCCACATTCCCGAACACAACAATAGCATCCGTACCATGCGGGCTTGGCATATATCTATCCTCTTCAATCTTCTGATAGCACTCGCTGACGGTATCTCTTTCCCAGGTCCAAGCCTGGTATGCTTCCAGTGCTTCTTTACCGCCCGGTCGTTCATTTATCTCATTCTCTAATTTATCTATTGTATCCCAAACCTTATCATCAGCCTTTTCGCCAATAGATATAGAGTCCAATTTACTGAGCAATGCCTGCACCTCTGACGATGCATCAGAAAAAGCCTTATTGTATTTCTGCTTATACTCGTCAGCTTTACGCTGTTGCTTCTTGTATTCTTTTACATTCTCACTATTTTGAGCAGCCCTGCTTTCAATGTATCTAGCTTCCTGCTCTCCGGCCAGGCGCCAGTACAAATCTACTCCGTCTCCTCCTTCGGTAAGTGCATTTTTCAGTGCAGTGCGCCTTGCCTTAATTTCTTGAATTTCTGCCCGGCGTTCCTTACCGATTCTCTTTTCCATCTTTTCAATTTCAGCAGAAGCTCTGGCTGCTTTTTTATCGTCAAATTCTATTAAGGTGGCATCCATCCACATATCTTGATACACCAAATAAGCTTTTTCATCTTCTGAAAAGCTTCCAAACTGCCTATCTAATATTCTTTGTTCTTCTCGAATTTGTTCGCGGGCAGTTTTTGGGCCACCACCACGGGCAAATCCTTCTCTTTTTTGGATAAGGTGCTGGATTTCATGCACTAAGATACTTTTTGCCTCATTGTCGTTTTTCAGACTTGCAGAGATGGTTATTGCATCTGCATAGGCAAAGCCGTTAAATCCCTTCTCTATTTCCTCAATTCTAACTGGAACATCTTTCAAATCTGGGTATGCTTCAAAAAGCTGCGGGTTATCATATATTTCCTCCAGCTTAGCCCGCTTATCATTCAGCAATTTGTCAAGAGTTATGGCTTCCAGATTATCCTGTATTTCAAAGCGCCATTTGCCATCCTGGCCTTTAAACCAGCCAGTAGCTTTATAAATTTCCTCCGATGAGCTATCCTCCGCCATAGCCTTAGCCTGCTCCAATTTATCCAGCGCAGCAGTTTTGGCGTGTTCGCCTGCCATTTGATTGAGTGCATTTCCATTCTTGACAATCCCTAATAATTCCTGTATATTAGGAATTGAAAGAGCACGGTTACTGTCTGTAGTCAGGTCACCTAGATTGATCGACCTCTCAGAACCGTGTTCTTTTTTGTATGTCTCAAACATTTTTTCAGTAGTGCGGGTGGCTGTCAAGAATACAGTTTCCCCATCCGGTCTAAACTCCAGACACACAAAGTATAACTGTCCGTCAATGTTACTCTTTGCAAAAACAGGCACACCACCGTACTCTCCAACTTCAATTTTCGATAAGCAAACATCTTGCAACTTATTTACGCCGTCCTGTATATTATTCAAATCATTCATGTTAAGACTATGTTTTCTTATAGCATGCTTGACTTGCGCTCCTGGGTAAGTAACTTTATTTTCATTATCAACCCACTTAATTTTAGATACATTCACCCCTTCTTTTCCCTTTTCCGCTATTTTGTCAGCAAATTCTTTTAAAGATGACACGCCCACTTTAGATACATCAAACATAGCCTGATTCATATTGTTGCCGCTGTTATAGGCCCCGCCCAGCTGCAGCTCTATTTTTTTGGCTGCATCTACGGCGGTGTATTCCTGGTTTCCAGTAGCTCGTCTGGTATTTTCTGCCAGCCGTTCTGCCATATGGGCCAGAAGGACAGCATTTACCCTAGCAGCTCTGCTGGCAGTGCCAGGCGCATTCCCCAGCATAGTCATATAGTTTCTATAAACCTTATACGCCTCTGGGCTCATAGACTCTGCTATCTTCATTTCAGTGCTGTTAATCTGCTGTACTTTATCTTTTACGCTGTTCAGTGCCTCCAGCTTATCATTAATAGCACTCAAATCAGCAGACACCTTGTCGGCCTCTGCTGCCATATGTTCATCAGTTACAGTGAAATACTCAATATTTGATTTACCGCTCACCATGTCGGAAGCTATATCCATAAGCTCCTGCTTGGTGGGCTTTCTTTTGTGCTCCCGATAGAAATCCTGATACCACTTAGCATTTTCAGACACACGAATACCACGGCCGTCACCGGTATCAATAATAGATACGCCTTGGCCGTGAGTATCATTAAGAAAATTCAAAGCCGGCTGTAATATGGCCAGCTTCTCTGCCTCTGCCTGCTGGATGAGCTGCTTTAGACCTCTGGCCGGGTTTTCCATATCAGTTACAATAGCAGCCTCTACCAAATCTCTATAAACTTGTGCTTCCGGAGTATCCTCTGGGTACAGCTCCTGGGGAATGGTTTTTACTAAATTTATCTGCTGCTCTACCAGCTTCTCAGCATTGGCTTTCATGGTTTCCAGAGTATGCTTTGCATTCTCTCTCATTCTAGCCATCGAATCAGCCTCTACATTGAAGGAAGCTGCATCCAATATTTCAGAGCTAGCCTCTGACTGAGCAAAGCACTCCAGCGGTACAGCCAATGTTCCCTTGGTTTCTACTGCTGTCTGCAATGCTTCTTCGTCAATGCCGGCAGCCTTGGCCACCTGGGCCAAATCCTCCTTGCCAGTTTCCTTCTGCATAGCCATTTCAGTATCAATATACATGACTTCAAAGCCAGTACCGGCAGCCTTATCATGTATCAGTTTCTTCTGTACGTCTGGAGCCGTCTGCTGTAAATCGCTATCATGTACAGCCTCCTGCAGCTCCTGAGCCATGATAGTACCTGTATAGGTATGTCTGGCCATAGCTCCGTTGTTGGCTTCTATCTGAGACAAATGCCTCTGTCTTGCTGCATATCTGCCAGTTGAAGCAGCACCAGAGCCAATAGAGCCTGCCATACCAAAAATCAAAGAAGAAGGTATGGCCACCACGGCTGCATCTATTGCATTGCCCAAAATCTCCTTAGCTGTTAGTGCCTTGCCTTCATCATACAGTACACCATACTTCTCACTGTATGCCCGGCCACCATTAGCATTTTTGATGTTGTTCATGATAATATCATCAGAGATTTGCTGAGTAGCTTCTTCAAAAGACTCTGTGGTGCCAACTTTCAAAGTGCCACTCAAAAACTTCTTGAAGCTATCCCCCATATGCGAAGCCAGTTGCGTTTTTGCCGTATGGCCAGCAATAATATCTTCAAACACTCTGGCTGACTGTTTGCCAGGTGTGGCCAGTTTGCCTAATACTCCAAAGGTAGGCAATACTTCCAGAGCTGCATTAGCAGAACCGCCCAGGATTGCATTGCTCCAAGCCTCATCATCAGATAAAAGTGGATTGCCCTTTGAATCCCGCAGGTTTTTATACTCGTCATATCTATCACCAATTTCCGGGGCCGCCATACCTCGAAATGCGCCAAACTGCATACCTGCCTTCAAAAGCTGAGGAGCCGTTGCTTTGGCTGCGCTTTCCATTGCCACCTGGCGCAGTACCTCCCGCCTTGCCTCGCTGGTTGCTACAGCCTTAGCCACACCTTTCACTGTGCCGATAATACCGCCAGCAGCACCACCTGCTACAGCACCGGCCGCTGCGCCACCCGGCCCCAGTGCACTGCCTACTCCAGCACCAGCCCAAGTACCAGCAGCCCACCATGCACCTGCATCTTCCATACCTGCATAGATAGACTGGCCCATTTCCGGCAAAGACTGACCTACTGTCGACAAGGCATACAGAATTGGATTATCTCTGAATTTTACATCGTACAGTTTCTGCTCTATATCCAGCTGCTTTTCCAAATCCTGCATACGCTGTTTGTCATTTTCGGATAAATCACCGCCATGAGATTTAAAACGAAGATTATTTAATTCCAGCTGTTTGTTGCCCATGCTTAGATACTGAGAAAAGCCATCTATAATATCCAGCTCCCGTCTTACCTTCGGCGCATCTTTCAGTATCAAGGCACCGGCAGCAGGATCCGCTTCTGCCACTTCCTTCACAACGGGATAACGGGAATAGAAATCGTCAATACTCCACTGCTGGCCATTTTCCTCTGCCAGCTTTTTATATTCCAGATTCTCTTGGTACATAGCATTGGCTTTTTTCCATGACTCCGAATCGGACATGGTGACAGCTACCGGTATGCCTAATTCCTGCTCCACAGTCCTTGCCTGGGACAGCTTGCCTGTCTCGCTAAAGAAATAGTCGGCTGCTGTAGAGCTTTGCTGTATAGCCTGGGCTACAGGCTGAAAAAAGCTGTTATTATCATTAGCCACCGCATTGATATTAGCTGTTAAATCATGTCGATTGTATGCCTCGTGGGCCTCGTCCCAGCTTTTGGCCATCAGTACATCCCGTGTATCTTCATAGGCCTCTGTAGCTGCATTTTTGACAAACTGGCCCACGGGAGAATCAGCCACCCACTCTGCCGCCTCCTTAACACCGTCTATCATGGTATCTAATATACCCTTGTCATTTTCCTCTGACTCTCTTGGCTGGTATTCCGGCTGTATATTGCCATTCATACCCTCTAGTCTCTGTCTTATCGCATTACGCTGTTCCTCTGTCATAATTACTCCTTATTCACTAAAAGCCGCCCGCAGATAATACTCCTTGGTTTCGTCGCTCACAGCGCCTTCAAGAATATCCCATATCTGAGTATAGCTGTATCCCTCATTTTTCTTTTCGTTAATCATATCCAGCACTTCTGTATCGTTCAAATCCGCAGTGCCTGTGCCATGATAGAAGTTATACCGCCTTGTTGCCCGATTGTACTTTTTCTGGTCAGATGCCGAAATAGTATCATCCGGATCGTCCATACGGTCGTTATATTCTTCTATCAAACTTAAATCTTCTTCCTCTGTCAGAGAATTGAAATATCTATTAGCAGATTTATTTCTGCTTCCAGAGCCACTGCTCCTAGAACTTCCGCTAGCAGCCTTTATAGCCTGCTTCTGTGCTTTGTTCAATCTGTTAAGATATGTGTTCTTAGTCTTTGCATTTAAGCCGGAATTTTCAATAGCCGCCCGCTGTTCTTCAAAAGTGTTACAGCCAGAGAGGGTTGCTTCCAAATCCTGCATTTTCTGCTTCTGGTCGATATTATAAAATTTGCTTTGGTCAGCATATAGACTGTACACGCCATCCATCAGCTCCTCATATCTATCTGCATCAAAGGTACTGCCACCACTTCCCAGCTGGCTTGACTTGATTATCTTGCTAGGCTGTTGCCCGCCCATCTCCCGATAATCACCGCCTCTGATTACCATATTCTGACTGGAGCTGTTGCCTACATAGCCAGTACCTCCGGTAGCAACAACAACATGATCATCGTCTCCGTAGATAATCATATCCCCTGGCTCCACCTGATCAGCAGAGTAAGGAATTACCCCAGGACCGCCATTTGCCGTCTGACTTTTAGAAACCAGCGTAGGCACATAAGTATCTCCCTGTATAGACTGTATCCAGGAGTTGCTATTGTCTGCACCTAGTATTCTAACAGCAGCCTCCACACAGCCATTTGTGCCGTGCGGCATTGTCTGGCCACCCCACTTCTGATACCCTGCCTCAATACTATCAGAGGATGCACCATTGCTTTTCGTACACATTGCACGGGCTTCTTTCTCCAAGCCTGCTATGTCCAGCTCATTAGTCTCTGGATTGTAGAATTTACCTATCAACACCCTAGAGGTATCCTTCTTGTCCTTGGCTTTTTTCTGCTTTTCTACAGTAGCATAGAGAGAATTAAACTCGTCCTGGCTCATATTCTTTCTCTCACGCTTCAGCCACTCGTAGGCATCATCATATTTTTCATCAGCTACACAGGCTTTAACAAGACTTGATACCGTTTGGGTGCGGAATGTCATTCTCTTAGCTTCCGTTGTGGCAGCATCCCAGCCCTGCTTATCCGCCCAGCTGTTCAGAGTCTCGTTTGCTTCCTGCATTTGCCCATAGACAGTATCCGGATCCGCATAGCTGAGAGCCATGCTGTTTGAAAAGTTGCTCATTCTAGCGTTGAAGGTGTCAGTTTGATACGCTTCCCTTTCCTTGTTTTCCGTCTGCATACCAAGTTTGCCGTACTGTTCCAAATCCTTGGGCAGGTATTTATTCATCAGCTGATAGCGTACACGGCCATTATAATTACCTGCTACCTCCTGGGTAACATCCTGTACAGACTGATTTACCCTGTCTGTCATGCCCTGGGCATTTTTCCCCTTGCCGGTAGTGATAATGCCATCTTCTGAGTAAAGGCTTTCATTCAGTTTTTGACTAATCTCATTGCGGGCCGCCATAATGTCCGCCGCATCGTCCTCATCCTGTCTCTTTTGGATAATGCCAGCAATATGATTTGCAGCAGAGCTCCAAGCTCCAAGCTGGCTTCCATCAGTGCCGAAGGCTTCCTTAGTAACGCTGGTAGATACCTTGGCATTAATTGTGTTAGACTTTACCGCTGGTGTATATGTTGAAAACTTCATTTACAGCACCTCACCAATAATTTTTCTTGTTGGGATTGGGAATAGTCCAGCCCCTGTTTTTGCCAGCATTGAAATTGCTCATACCGCTAACAGTATTTTCCCGCCATTTCATAGTAGCATTGCCAATACTTCCGCCCGTACTTCCACTGCTTCCAGAGACTGTAGGTGTTTGTGCTCCTGCAATGCTGGCAGCCGTAGAAAGCAAAGTAGGAACAAGCTGACCTTTCGCCTGGCTGACTACATTATCAGCAGCCGCCCGCTTCTGATTAGCATCGTTAATATAGTTAGTCTGCACCACTCTGCTGTTGTAGTTATCATTACGCTGATTAGTTAAGAGTGTTGCCTGGTCCTGTCTGTACGCATCAAGACTACTGGATAAAATATCCTGCTGGGAACCGCCAAAGCCAAGACCTGCTGCTCCTGCCTGGGCACGCTGAGCACCTTGGGCCAATCTCTGCCGATTGCGCAAGTCCCTTGCTTCCTTAGCATAGTTATCTGCTATCTGTTCCTGTTTGCGCCCCTCAATCCTTGCATTCTGTTCATCCGCCTCTGCCTGTGCTCTCATAGCCTTGGCCTGTGTGTTGGCCTGCTGAACCTGCTGTTGATAACCGAATAACGCAGAGGCACCTATAAGCCCCGCTGTTACACTACACATTATTTTCACCGCCTATTGTAAATTTCCAAAACTCATTACTCCCGACCATATAGCCTTTGTCAAACTTAGCACCGTATGTACGAAGCCAGCGGATAGATAAAGTATTTTCTTTAGATACAAAATTCCAAAGCACCTTGTATCTTCTCCGCCATCTTTTCAGTATCTCCATACAGCAGCATACAAAGGATTTCTTATAATCGTTGAAGATGTTAGAACCCAGACACCATATCTGACCGCCCGGCTCCTTGTCGATTACTCCATATATGACAATCACTTTCCCCGTACTATCATAAGCAGCAAAGGCTTCATCAGAGGCCATAACTGACTCCTTGACCTCTTTGTACCTATCCTTTACTCCCAGCTTATCCATCTAGTCAATATCCTGCTGGCGCATATTCTCCACCAGATTTTCTATAAACCAATCACTGTTGGCCCAGATTGGTATAATGCTATATTTACAAGCCTGCTCCACCTAATGTCACTCCTCTCACTACTGACAGCAGGGTAAACGGATACGGCTTATCATGCCTTATATACACCCTGCCATTTTTATTGAAGCCACCACTGCCCATTGTTACATTCTTGTCACCGGAAAATAAGCAGGGCTGGCCTAAATCCATTTCTCCTATATCGTAGACAATATCATGCAGAGTATCCTTATCCGGGCCTATCTCCCCGCCGAAACTTTTAGTCAGACGAAGCACCACAGTATTTACTGTCTGCTGCATACCCTGGATGTTACCCATACCGGATACCGATGTATTAAAATTAGGCTGTTCCAGCACCATTGTGTACGGGATGCCTATCACCACATTACTTGATGCCTGCTCCAGCTCAATAGCGCCGTTCTGAACCGTCTTGGGATTAAATAGATAACCATCACCCATCGCCAATACAGTACGGCCTTCCAGGTGCTCTAATCCATTAATAACACATTCTGCTTTTTCGTATGCTTTTCTTATGGCACAATCCAGCATGATATAATCCTGCTGGTTTTCGCTATCACTATCTAAGTCCAGCTTCTCAATGTACCTGGCAATCTTGCCGTTAATCTCCCGTGCCACCTGGCAATACACTACATCATTGTTGCCCTGCTGAGCTGCTAACACAGCCTCAACTACTCCGTCGGTCACAATATGGCTCCAACCATATACCTTCTGCTCCATGATGTATGTAAGACAAAGCAATGTACCATCAGACCGCACAAAGTAAATAACACTGTCCGGTTCCTGGGCAAAGCTGCTATCTACAATCTCCTTACCTTTTACAAGGTGCTTGGCCAGCAAGGTTAAATCATAACCGCCGTAGCTATCTGTATCATAGCTGTATGCCATATCGCGAATAATGTTTCCCCGTCTCTGTACATATACCAGCCTATTGCCTACTCTCACCGGCTCCACATCATTACAGCCGTAATTTTGCTGTAGTCTTGGCGTGATATTAGTAGGTGTCACTGTTTCAGAGCCTGATATTGTCCACTCGTTACCTTCTGTCAATACAATCAAATCATTACCGGCATCCATATGTGTTATCTGATACGGTCGCAATGATAGCAGGTCAGCTGATATAGCACTATCATCAGTTACAGTGCCAGACTCCTTGTCTACAGAAAAATTCTCATAATCCCCTGTCATACTCATCCATATTCTTTGAGGGTACTTCACATTAGCAGCAAAGCATAATCTATCTTGAAAGAATGTCGCACAGCTAGGATACCCCTGCTTTTTCCCCCATGCCGATAGATACCAATTGCTTGTCTTATTCGTACCGCCCAGGGCTTTCTCCACATCAGCAGTTACTTCCCTTGCACTGGCAAAGCCTGTTATTTTTGCATATCCAACATGAGTATACGGATACACTGTTAGATCTGCCGTACAGCTTCCAGAGCTTTTTGCTACAGTAACACGCACCAAAGCGTACTCTTCCACAGTACCGGATTCAGTAGGGTTATAATCGTCGCTGGATGTGTACTGCCTAAGCTGTAGCCATGTAGCACCGTCGTCATATGATATTTCTATAGTCACAGTACCGCTCCATGTTCCATGACATGTAATTTTCCAAGTATCCCCCGCCAGAATACTTTTACTTGTGCCGCCGGTACAGCTTACAGTCTGGCCGCTCATAGATTGCTCCAGCTTTATCCAATCCCCAACGCTCTCTGCCGTCCAGGTGTCCTTTACGGCCGTCAATGTGACAGTTCCCGTTGTGCCAGACGGAGTTACAAAATTCTCTTCGTCCACATTCAAATCCCCATAGGGCACCTGCTGCCAATCTACATCAGCCAGTTTCCACTCCCGTTCTGAATACCTCATCAGCTTCTTTACGGGGTGTTTTCCGCTGGCTATATACAGAACATCCACAGACTGCACAAAGCGCAGTCCTGCAAGCTCTCCTGCCTCATACGGTGTATTCAGCTCTATGCCAAGGTACTGACCATTGCGCCATACTCTTATATACTTATGGCCAATCTCCAGCATATAGGAAATAGTCACTGTAAAGTTAAACTTAACCAGCAGACTCTTTTTATCCTGGTACTTTGTCTGACCGCAGTAAATCATGCCAGGCCGTTTCCGTACCGCTCCATAAGGGCGTACAATGGCATTCTCTGCCTGCAATAGTGCCACCTGATATTTATCCAGGTCTATACGGCTGGCCACATCAGCAGATATTTCACCGCCCGTGAATGCCGGCTGTATAGAATAAAACGCATTAGGTGATGCCATTTATTTTCCTCCTCATTGAAATCTGGCCTGAGCATAGCTTTCCGGAAAAACAGTGCTCTTCCTTCGCTCCTGTGCCGAATAAATCTTAGCCGCCTCTATGCTATCCTGATACAACTGGAATTGTGTCTGCTGGATGCTGGCACTGCCTGTTAGTACCATAGCCATGTTGCAGGCCAGATAGTGAGCAAAGGCCTCTATAAACTCGTCCGGGAACATATCAACATCTTTCACATTGTATGTGTACTCACACCATGCCAGTTCTACATCAGTCAGCAGTGCCTTTTGATTGCCTGTCAGCATAGCTGTATCAAAGTCCTGTACCTGCTCTTCTTTTGCGCTGGCCCCTTCCTCGTCAAACACATAGCGTACCGCCAGGCACCCTGCCGGATATGCATAGGCAAAATCCCACCCAGGTTCCTTGCCGGCAAGCAGTGCCAGCTTTACAGTACGCTTGGCAAACCCCCAGGGATACTGTCTAAGCAGTAATCGTCGGGCATGGTCGTAATGTATCTTGCACTGTGCAGCTTCTTCTGTATTATCATCCATAGAAGTAATCTTGCCTTTCGATAAATAGCTCAGTGCTAAGTTGCAAATATCTGTACTTGTCATTTTCTTTTCTCCTTTCCTGTCCTTTTGCTATACCGCCCAGAGGGGATAGACGATATAGCAAAAAGGCAGGAAACAAATATGATTTTGTCTCCCGCCCTCGGTTTAATCTAATATATCATCATCCAACACCAGCGCGGCTGTAAGCTCGCCATCGGTGTATGTGCTGGTTGCTTCCAGCTTCATGTAGCCCTTATTGCCTCTTGGCAGCTTGGCCTTGATTGGTAACTCTGTATATGTGGCCAAAGTTACCGGGCTAGTAAACGCTTCATCCGCAGCCGTAATAACAGCTACAGACAAAGTACCAGTCCCGCTGGCACCGTTCACGTCAGCAAACAGAATCAAAGGATCGCTGGCCTCGCCAGGCCCCAGCTTGATAATGTCACTGTCCAGCTTGCCACTGGATAAAGTCTTTTTGTCAAAGAATGTATTTTCAGCATCGAAAATCATATCAGCACCTCCTGTTAGGTAATAGCCGGCTCCTGCTCGGAAATAGCTTCACACTTCTTAACCGGCAGACCAGTGAAGAACAACTGTGGCATCTGGCCCATCATTTCCTGACGGGTAATATGCACGTTATTTTTGTCCATCAGCCACAGCTCCAGCATGTCATAGATGCTTGGAGATACATACATGGCCATCTGCTTATCTCCTCTATCCAGTCCCTGGATACGGTTCTTGGCCTGTACGATGGCTTCAATGATAGCCTGCTTGTTGGCAGCGGTTTTCAGCTTAGTAACATCAATGTTGCGTACCAGTGCATTTGCGCGGATATTCTGTACAGCCAGACCAGCCTTCCAGGTGAACAGAGACTGCAAAGCCTGGTACTCACGGCCCTCGGCATCAGTTACAGTCTTTTCACCCAAATCACGGTGCTGCAAGCCCATAGTAGAGTTCTTTGGATAAATACCGCAGGTGGACTGTGTACCCCAGCCCACAATGTAGATACTGGTATTGGTATCAGTACCAGCTGTACCAGCGGAAATAACCTGGTGGCCAGCAGTACCATTACCGCCATCAGTCAGAGTATTGTAGCGCACACTCAATCCGTTGAAGGTATCCGGATTTTCATCGGTATTGCCGTAAAACATATTGGCTGCTACTACATCAGCAAAGCCCTGTACAAAGGCAGCATCTTCAGAACGGCGGAAGCCCTCCTTGTCCTTCTGCAATGCCAACAGCTCAATATCCACGCTGGAGCGATCCTCCAGGATAATGCAGGTATCCTGTACTTGCTTAGTGGTGCTCTTGCTTCGCTTAATACCACGGTTAATCTTACGAATGGACGGAGTAGGCAGGCTGGTACGGATGGTAGTTACATTACCAGTAGGCAGATTGCCTTCCTTCCAGCGGGCATCCTGAGTAATAGGATTTACCTTTTCCAATGCCTCAACAATAAATGCTGTAGTCCCGTCTGGGTTGATACGTTTCTTGTAGTCGCTCAAGGTCAATGCCTGGGTTCCTAAAACGCTCATGTTTTATCATCTCCTCAATAAATTCCAAAATCAGTATTGCCATACAGACTAGAGCGGGTTGCTCCACTGTTGGCTCCAAAGCCCTTGAAAGTATCCTCTTTAGTCAAGTCACCCACAAAGGCCAACATTCTGATAAACTCAATGCGGTTGCCAGCACCTGTATAGTTCAGTGCTTCCCGCAGATTAGGTATTGCTTTCTCCATAGCTTCAAGACCAGCGCCTGCCTTCTGCAGGGTATTATCAAAGTCAATGCCCAATTCCTGCTTGGCTTCCTGCCCCCAGCCAGCAATCTCATTCTGCCGTGCCTGCTGGGCAAGCTGTGTCATACTGCCGGCATAGTTCATACCATATGCAGCCAGCTTACTTGCCTGCTCGTTGGAAAGCTTCAACTCCTTGGCTATGGCGGCAAACGCGTCCGCCTGCTCCTGATTGTATTCCATGCCTTCCGGTACAACGGATTTAAAATCATACGCCTCAGTTTCTTCAGTTGTTTTTCCAAGCAGCGTTGACTGATTCGCCTTACCAGTTCCGACTTCATTCTCCTGGCCTTTGCTGCTTTCCTCTTGGCCAGTCTTAACTTCCGAACCTGGTTGCGGATCTCCCGCATTATCTCCGCTTCCTGCTTCTCCATCTCCTCCAGCCTCCCCAAACAGCTGTAAATCAAAATCAAAATCAAATTCCTTGTCCATAATGCCCTCCTATTCCTCTGCCTTCATATACCTTGATACGATAGACCTTTTAATCTCTTCCTGCTGGTCGTTATAGGTCTTGCTTTCAGACTCCATTTGATGATACAAAGATAAACCATCAGACATATTGAGAATGTTTTCCTTTATCACCAAGCCTACCCGCCTTTCGCCTTCCTGCACCAGCATAGCATTAGTATCCATCACCACACTGCCATCAGCACGGAGCAAACCCAAAGCAGAATCAATGTGGCAATTCTCCAGCAATCTAGCTACAAACCACCGCCCATCTGGGCTTTCCATTACATAGCTGATAGCTGCTTTATCCCTGCCTGCAACATTATCAGATAGTACCTTGTTAATTTCCTGGTGCATTTCTCCAATATCGTATCCTGCTCCCATAGTCCACTCCTTTACATCATACCGCCCAGCCACTGCTGGAGAGCTGGATTGCCATCATTGGCCGCATCCGTAATGTTCTTTGCCGCCTGTGCCGCTGGAGCTGCAAGCTGTACGGCCTGTGCCATTTCTGCCTGCTGTTCCTGCTTGGCAGCCGCTTCTGCCTTCTGCTTCTGAATTGCTTCAAATTCATCCTCAGTACGCTTCAACCCTGCTGGAGCACCTACCATGTCAAAATAATCATCAACAGCCTTGGTCCAATTAACCTTGTCCAATACCGACTGGTCAAACTGTGCCAGCTGGCCAGTAAATGCAATAGCCTGTTCAATGTTAGTTAGGCCTGCCATCTTCTGTGCCTGTGCCAATGGAGAAATGTACTCTATAGTCACTTCCTCCTGACTCATTATCATAGCCAGCTCTGGATCCTCAGCCTGTGGCAATACTCCTGCCCGGTCAAGGATGTTATAGACACGCTCTATAATCTTGCGGAGAAATTCAAACTGCAAGCGCTGGACCACCGGCCCGAGCTGCTGAAGCTGTTCCTGTTTTCTCTGCAAGACTTCCTGTGCCGTCATATGCTTATCTTCCAGCCTTTCTAGCATCATAAAGAGGTCAGCACTATAGGCTCTCTTTATTCTGTCCTGCAAGTCCATTATCTTTTCCTGCAAGTGCTGGAGATTGATGCCCACCTGGAACAATGGCTTAACCGGTTCATCCCTGCCAACAATAGTATAACTGCCAGGGGCCAGGTTAATGCCCTGTTTGAATGTGCTGGCGCTTCCCATCATCGGAGGACGGATGCCAAGCTCTACCGCCACAATATCGTCCTTCTCCAATTTCTGGAGGCCTTTACTGTCGCCTTCCGCAAACCAGCCTGGCCCTTTGCCATAGGTTTCACTGCCTGTCACAAGGTATCTAGCTACCGGTATTGGCCACTCCTCAAAACCGCCAATGTCGAGGAATGTATCTGTATTACCTGCTTCCAGCCAATACAGTGACAAATATTTCATGTGATACTTATCCATGATTTCTTTGTTGCGGTCGTGAAAGCGGTTAGGCTCCACCAGCCACCACACACGATATTTAGTTTTCATACCGCCATTATCCAGGTCAGCCCTGATTTCAGCAGGGATTTTGTCAGCGCCATACTTATCTACCAGCTGACGAGCCGTCATTTCAAACTTGGTACAGAATGTATCAACGATACCATCCGGCCCGTTCTCCATCATGTAAGTACCTATGGTGAAAGGTACAAAATGCACTCCTGTGTCACTGTCCTGAAATATAGCCATAGGAGCCTGCCCAAAGGCAAGCTCCAGATATGCACTATGGATTGCATTATAGAAATTAGATTTCAGCAGCACATCCTGTAATACAGCCATCCGCTTGTCCAGCAGCTCCCCAGCTTCTGGATGATTTCTCATATCATCGCCAGACCATGTTAGACGGAACCATTGCCTGGAAGGCGGTGTTAATCCCGACATAACACCAGCTGCAAAGGCCTGATTAGCCTGCCATGCTACAGAGTGATAGATGTTTGTATCCCGTCTCCGTGCATAGTCCGTGGTGTCGGCTGTATCATCAAACTGGCCAATGTACGGCAGCTGGAAGTCTCTGATAGCTTTCCACCTTTTCAGATAGTCCTGCCTGTTAGACTCCATTTGCTTTACCTTGGCCTGATACTTTCGCTTCTCAAGATTCAGCTTCAAGGCCATATCCGAAGTTGTAACCAATGTTGCAGGTGCTCTTTCCTGCTTCTCTGTATCATACATGCTACTTCACCCCGCCCAGGTTGCTTACGGTACCGCCAGCAGCATCACCAGTAGAGCCACCGCCCAGCAATGTACCACTGTAACGGTCATTACTAAGGCTGGTGCTAACCCGCTTTCTCTGCTTCTTCTTGGCAATTGCTTCCGCCTGATCAGCTCCTGTATTAGCACTTGTTACCTGCACCGGAGTTGGATCTACCTTTGCTGGTGCACTTGAACCACCGCCGCCTCCACACATACTATCATCCTCACTTTCAATCATCGTATAAATCAAAATCTACATTGCACATTGCGCGTCTGGTCCCGCTAATGAAACCTTTCGGTTGAACCGGATACGCAAAGGTTAATGCCAATGAGTCAGCTATATCCGGAGACTTACCCATAATCTCCTTGATTTCTTCCTTGCTGCTCAGCTTCATTCTGCCGGCAGCATCGAAGCTATATTCCGGTACTACCAGCTCGCTTTTCAATTCTGGAACATTGGGCAATGCTCCACCAGACTTTATCCATTCGTGCATTTCATCCCACATCTCCACACGCTTGTTGATATAGCGTTCCGGATTCAATGCACGGGAACCAAAGTTGACTTCTGTCACGTCATAGCCCATCTGCCGGCACCGGTCAATAACACCTTCACCGCGGCCAGCATCTACAAAGACCGCATCCGGTCTATGCTTATCTATCTCACGCATGAGATAAGCAGCAAATGTCATGTTATCAATATCCCTGTACACCTGTGGCTCATAGCACACAAGGCCCTGCCGTCTGGTAATAACACAGCTATCATCACCATATCTTGCCACATCTACGCCAAAGATTACCGGAGCCAAGCCCACATCTTCCTTTGTGTAAGTGCGCCCCGCAGACTCTGTTACCTCGTCAATAGTTATCAGCACATTCTCGCAAGATGCCGTAAAGTCACATAACATTTCCTGTCTGAATTTCGTTTCAGACATTTCTGCCTTTAGCGTTTCCAATGCTTCCGGCCCATATCGACCGCCAGCATCGAAAAGCCCCGACTCATCGCAGCGTATCATGCACGCATACCATTTATCATCTCTCTGTGCTTTCTGCCATATCTCATAGAATTGGTTTTGACCTTTGGGCGTACCGATAAACACCGCCCAGCCGTTTCTATCCATCAAGGCAGGAAGTATAACCTCATCCCACAGCTCGCTCTTTATCTGAGCCGGCTCATCCAGTACAACCCCGTCAAAGTAAAGGCCTCTTGCGCTGTCTGGATTATCAGCGCCCATGATGTATATCCTTGCTCCACTGCATCCCTTATGCATACTGGCAAACTCTACATAAAGCTCACTTTCATTCACCGTGATGCCCGGCAATACATGCAGGTAGTATTTGAGATAGCTCCATGCTATTGTCTTTGCCTGCTTTCTGTACGGTGCAATGTACGCAAAGACCGGCATTCTTTTTTTGCACTTGATAGCCATTTTTATCATGTGATTAATTACAAGTACCGTCTTTCCATATCGCCTATGGCATACCAGTACAGACCGTGAATGGCTCTCTAAGGCTGGATGAATAACCTTTCTAGCATATGCTGTAGGGCAATATGGAATTGTATATTTAGCCATCTTCATCATCCTCCCAAGCTGTTGTAGCTACCCCGTCACCATCTACATTCTTAACCTCTGAACGCTCTCTATATTTTTCCGGTGCATTAGCTTTTAGAAGTATCTCCATCAGCTTATCAGAGTATTTTGTGACAGTGCCTACCTTCTGCCCTTTGTAGTACACATCCTCCTCGAAGCCTGTTGCTCTCCTCTGGGCCTCATCTTCAAGAACGGATATGGCCTGGGGCCTCACATCATTCTCATAGACGGCAGCATATCTGGCATCTTCTTTCAGCCAATTGTAATGCGTCTGTCTGGTGATTCCGGATTTAGCAGCCGCCCGGCCAATATTTCCACCACACGATATTAGATTATTAAGAAATACGTTTTTCTTTTTCTCGTTCGTAAATCTGTAAAGCTTGGCCACTTTATCCATCACCTCCCAGCCCTTGTATTATCTACATCCGCAGACGATTGCGTTTTTCGATTTTTCCGGCCGACTTTATGTGTAAAATTTTTGCTCTGTGAAAATCATATCATACACCCCAAAAAGTGACCATGTTTTAAGGGCGGTACAGATTGCTCCATACCGCCCCTTGTTTTACTTATCGCTTATGTGATTTTCCCGGATACTTTTCTCATTCCTCCTTGCAAGAGCGCTGCTGCTCCTTCTTTATCAACACCCAGCTTTTTAAAGATTCGCCGGTTGGTTGCAAAACTTACGGCATCTGTCTTAGTCTGGCAAACCTTCTCCATCTCCTCCAGCATATTTTTGAATGTGCTGAAAGGCAGGTTTGTAATATGCTCGCGGAAATACTCCTCGCACAGCTTCAATCTCTTTTTGCCAAAACCAAAAGTGGTCCACATGGTATGCAGCCAAATCAGCCTCATATTGTCCATAGTCCTCATTGCATGATTGCGGGCATGGTGGCGCGCGTATTCTTCAATGCTTGCTTTGGTAGGTGCTGTATTCTTTTTCTGCCATAAGTAGGAATAGCCACACTCCACCTGCAAATCACTCTTTATGTCATGGAGACTCAAATAGTGGTGTGGGTATTTGCCCCCAGACTCTGGCAGTACCACTCCTTGAAGCCTCAACTTATCAGCCTCATTCGTCTCTGCTACCAGCCCAATGATTTTATTAAACTGCTGGCCAAATCTTACCAGCCGTACATACCGATAGCCAAAATCCTTATACAACACCCATGCAAAAAGCGGAACATAATACGCACGGCAAAAATCCACAATGCGGGTTAGGTTGTTGTCAGCTATAGCAGCCCCCGCTCCGCTCTTGCGCAGCTCCTCCTTCATCTCTCTCATAGCTTTCTTTTCGTCAAGGCTGGATGAAGCCCCTAAGCTCATATTGATTCTATCAAGGACATTGTTATACATCGCCTTTTTAACGCTTTTGATTTTTCCCATTTCGTTTCTCCTTTCTTTTTCTCGCGTGACAATAGGCAGACTGTGGATGATTCATTTCCATCAGCTCACCTATCTCTTTCCATGTACACCCCGCTTTGCGCAAAAGTGCCATGCCTATATGGTCAACCCGTCTTTTCATGTCGGGATTTGCCAGCTTCTCAAAAGCCATTTCTGCTGACATTGGCCAGGGATTCAGAATGGCCAGTACAAGAGCACAGATATTTTCAGCGTGTATTGTTTCTTCTACCTCTCCCATCCTTTGGCCCTTTCTTTTTCTCCACCTTTTTCAGCCTCATACGGCAGAACAAATACATTTGCCCTGTTTCTTCGCTTACGCTCCGCTCCACATCCTGCAGCTCATAGCCGGGATTGTCCCTCTCTATAGTCACACGCAACAGCTCAGAGTCCTCCGGTATGCTTTTCAGAACTTCAAAACGCTTACGGGATATTTTTGTATTTTTACTGCATAATACCCAGGGCTTGATTAATCCTTTGCTGGAAATCCAGCGTTTGGAGTTTTTCTCGTCAGTCTCCCCGCCCTTGGAAAGATAGCTGATGATTTTCTGTAGGCCTATCTTAGGATCACTTCTCAGACGGTCTGCATTACAGTAACCTAACTGCCATTTGTTTTCGACTTCCTCTCTGGAGAGCTGGCCATCCATCAGTACATGAAAATGCATTCTGCCTTTGGGACTTTTCTCAAAGACTATTATGTACTTGCAGTTTGGCAGCCCCAGCTTCTTGCGACGATAGTTCAACCTCGCAATCCAATTCTTCACCAGCTTATGAGCCTGTTCCTCAGACTCTGGATAATTATCTTCGCTAAAGGTAGGGTGTACTACCAAATCTCTATTGCCTTTGAAGTTAGCCTCTACTAGAGCCTCGAAGTATCTCTTGGCCTTTTTGGCATTGAGTCTCTTTTGCTTAGGAGTAGACTCCCTATACTTTCTTGGAGCCCACCCGGGAAGAGCACCCTCAGCAAAATTGAAATAAGACACCTGAATATAATCTGCTTTGGTGTTCTGTTTGGAACTATTTCTTCTAACTTTCCTGATGATGTTCTTCATAACTCCCTATACCCCAAACTCATTTACTATTTTTTCTTTCCGTCACTTGTTACTACCCTAGTACAAGCCCCAAAGGGCTCCACCGAACCCTTTGAGACAAATACTTTCTATATAATTATTCCGCCCAGGATGTCATTTCCAGAACGCCCTTCATTAAGTTTCTAA